AATTTCAGAATTATCGACATCATGGGATTGCTGGATATGATGAAGAAGTCCATCCCTATTTGATTGCACCACATAGTAATGATTTGAACCAGATTGATGAATTGATAAAGTTACCCAGCGGGCTTGAAAAGTTGCAAATTTATTGTGGATTAGACAGTCTTTTTGAATATCGGATTGCTGTTAAAATGATGAAGGAAATGGGAATTTTATGATATATCCATCCTCAAAAGAAGCATACGAACTATTTCACGCCGGGATCCTTGCATTCCAAAGGGCGGAACTAGTCGGCATGAAAACAGACGTTGAATATTGCCATAAGAAAATCAAACACCTTAACAGGAAAATCACCAGGGAAATTGGGAAGATCCAGCAAACCAAATTCTATCGGAGATGGGAACATGTTTATGGTGCAGAAACCAATTTGTCATCACCTCCCCAGCTTGCCCATATCCTTTACAAAGTAATGAAAATCAAACCGTTAAAAATGGCGAAAAAAGGGAATCAAGGATCGACTGATATTGAAGCCCTTTCTAATCTTCAAATTCCGGAACTTGACTTACTTTTGAAAACAAAAAAATGGAAAAAGATTCAAGATTATTTGAAAAGTTTTATTCGGGAACAAGTTGACGGAATTATGCATCCCTTTATAAATTTGAATATCCCTGTATCTTTTCGATCTTCAGTTGACCGACCACCAATGCAACAAATCCCAAAGCACGATAAAGAAGCAAAACGAATTTGCCGCCATGCCATTTATCCGCCGATCCCAGGACAGCAATTCGTATCTGCTGATTTTTCCGGTGTAGAAGTCATGATGGCTTGTGTCTATACGCAAGATGAAAAATTGATTTATGATGTACTTCATGGTGATATGCATTCAGACATGGCCATTGAATTATACAAACTTGACAATCTGGACAAACATGATCCAGGGGAAAGTAATTTCCGGCAAGGTGGTAAAAACGGCTGGAATTTTCCACAATTTTATGGAGATTATTATGGGAATTGTGCAAAGGGTCTTTTGGTATGGGCCAAAATTTCAGAACGCAAGGATGGAACCTCAGGACTTGTTCATCTTCACGACAAAGGATTGATCACTCTAAATAAAAATGGATCAATCAAAAATGATAAGAAATTTATAGAACATTGCAAATATACGGAAGATCAATTCTGGAATACCCGGTACAAGACATATTCGAAATGGAAAGATCGAACCTGGAAAGATTACCAGAAAAAGGGATACATTGAATTAAAAACCGGGTTCCGTTGTCAAGGGATTATGAACAAAAAACAAGTGGGTAATTATCCGTTCCAAGGTGCGGCATTCCATTGTTTACTATGGACTTTCATTGAAACGGACCGGATTTCTTATGAAGTCGAACATTGGGAAAGCAAACCGGTGATCCAAATCCACGATGAATTGACTTTGAGTACAACCCCAAATGAACGCGAGCATGTGATTAAAACAGTGAAAAGGGTTGCTACAAAGGATTTAGCAGAAGCATGGCCTTGGATTGACATTCCTTTAGCTGTTGATATTGAAGTAGCCGGAGTTGATCGACCTTGGGATGAACAAACGGATTATGATGAAAATGATGAACTTCCATTTTAAAAGGAGAACTTAATCATGGAACTATACCGAAAATACCGCCCACAGTCATTTGATGATATGGTCGGGAATGAAACAATCATCAGGACATTGAAAAGGGACTTAGCAAAGAAAGAACATCCACATGCTTTCCTTCTGATTGGGCCGACAGGTTGTGGGAAAACAACTCTTGCCAGGATCATTGCCAAAGAAGTCGGGGCGGTCAAAATGGATTTTCGAGAAGTGGATTCAGCAGATTATACCGGAGTTGATAATATCCGGGAAATCAGAAAGCAAGCTGCATTTTCCCCATTAGAAGGAAATGCTAAATGCTGGTTAATTGATGAATGCCATAAACTTTCGAATGCCGCCCAAAATGCTTTGCTAAAAGCCCTGGAGGAAGCTTCAGAAAGTACATACTTTATTCTTGCTACAACTGATCCGCAAAAATTATTGAAAACCGTTGCCGGCCGGTGTAGTCAATACAAAGTCACGCAGCTTTCCGAAAAAGAAATGATGACTTTACTTCGCCAGGTGATCAAAGCCGAAGATGCAATGCTTCCTAAAAAAGTATATGAAAAGATCATTGAAACTGCCGAAGGGCATCCCCGGAATGCTTTGCAAATCCTGGATCAAGTCCTTTCCGCTGATAAGGAGGATCAGCTTGAAATCGCTGGAAGTCGGGCAGAATTGTCAAAAGAAAGTATTGATCTGATCAAAGGACTTTTGAACCCTGGAACATCATGGAGGATAATTGGAAAAATACTCAAAGAGCTGCGAAAGAAAAAGGAGGAAGCAGAGTACATCCGACTTGGGATTATCGGATATTGCACAACTATCATTTTAAATGGATCAAATGACAGGGCGGCACAGATCATCGAAGAGTTTATCAATCAACCGCTTTACGAATCAGGATTTAACGGACTAGTTTTCGGATGCTACAGTATCGTAGAAGGGTAGTCAAAATCAATAGGTGTATAATAAATAGGAGGGTTTGAAAATGGAAAATCTTGATTATGAAAAAGACAAGCGGATAGATGAAACGGGTTTGGATGTTGAATGGCTCGGGCAAGCTGAACTTGCCATTGCGTATGGAAAACACGTTGCTGAACTCAGAACTAAGGTTCGGAATCTGGAAGAAAAGAAAAAAACCGTCAGATCCGAATTAATTTTACAAGTCAATAATAATTCACAAGGATTGATCGGGAAAGCCAAACCGAATGCGGGAGACATCGAAGCGTATTACCGCACTTCTCAGGAATACAAAGATGCCGTTACGGAATTGAATGAAATGTATGAGGAGCTGGAACATGCTGAAAATGCGAAAAATGAAATCAGCTTCACCCGCAAAAAAGCATTGGAAAATTTGGTAATCCTGCACGGTCAAATGTACTTTGCCGGACCTTCAATTCCCAGGGATTTGCATCATGAAGTCATGCAAAAAAGAAAAGCGGAGGTATCTAATTCTGCCGTAGCCGGAAAAATGCAGAGGAAAAAATAGATGGGTCTTTCGCCATTAATCATATTTGCATGGGTATTATTTGGCATTGGGATATTCTTTATTTTTGGCCCTTACGTTTTCAAAAAGATCGGTGAATGGTTCACAATTGGAGCATCAATTGGAGGATTAAAAGTTCTCCAAAAAATCAATAAGGTGAAAGGAGAAAAGCATGAAAAAGAAGACGAAAAAGTTCGGAAACAAAGTAGCCGGGAACAGTAAGAAACAGAACCAAGAGGGGAGCAGTTATGGGTATATGCAACTCCCAAAAGGTATCGGAGTTTTCAAGGAAGAGCCCGGCGGAACATGTTTGCTTGATATTCTCCCATACGAGGTATCCGACAAACGGCATCCGGACCGGGATGATTCTTTGGAAATTGCAGTTCAAGGGGAACTCTGGTACAAGCGTCCATTCAAAATCCATCGACAAGTTGGTGTGAACAATGAAGCAATTGTATGCCCCACATCCATCGGGCGCAAGAGCATCATCAGTGAATACCGCACAAAACGAATGAATGAAGGTGCTCCAAAAGATGAAACCGATGGGTACAAACAATCCAAGCGAAATTTGTATATCGTAGTCCCAAAAGAACTGAAAGGATTCAAACAGGATTACGAAGAAAAACCGCACATCTGGAATATCAGCCAAGCCATGTTCCAGAAACTTTTGAATGAGGAAGTTGCAGAAAATGAGGATTACGGCATTTTCCCGGACTTGGAAGAGGGGCTTTCACTTCGGATTAGATGGGCGAGCAAGACCATCGGGAAAAGCAAACCCTTCGCCGAGGCCAGCCGGATTGATTTTGAGGAGCGGGATGAACCTTACGATGAATCCATTTTGAAAACAGTCCCGGATCTGGACAAGGTTTTGATTGTTCTTTCCGCTGATGAAATTGAACGGATGTTTTTCGAGCTGGAAGATGAACCAGAGACAAAGGACAAGACAAAAGATCCGGAAGAGGAAGAAAAGCCGGCACCGAAAAAGAGAAAAAAAGCAGAACCGAAAGCAGAAAAGGAAAAGGAAGATCCCCCGTTTGACCCAGATGGGGATGAATGCGTGGCGTGCGAAGGAACTGGCACCAACAGCAAAGGGCGCGAGTGCAGGATTTGTGAAGGAACCGGAGTGAAACCGGAAGAGAAAGAAAAAGAACCTGAAAAGGAAAAGGAAACAACGCCTAAAAAATCAAGTGATTCTGAATGCCCGAAAGGACATGAATGGGCAACTGACTGTGAAGAATACCCGGATGATTGTGATGATTGCGACCTTTGGGACAAATGCCTATCAGCGAAAGAAGAAAATGCCTGATCCCTTTGTCAAAGAAACCCGATTGATTGGGGCACATATCCCCGTGGAAACCGCTGATCATTTTGCTCTGATAGTGACATATTTTCAGACATCTCGATCAGCGGCAATCCAAAAACTCATAACAGACTATTCTAATCAATTTGAATATTCATTATTATTTACTGAAATATCTAAGAAAGCAATGGAAAACTGGGATGGGATAGATTTCCGAAAGTACGCCGAAAGGGTCCGGAAAATTCTTATCAAAAAACATTTATCAGTGAACCACATTGATCATATTATTATGGAAATGAGGCGAACGTATGAAAAGGACAAAAGGTAATCCACCGAATCCGCCGTCACTCGCTACCCAAATGAAACGCCGAGTCCATGCCCCGCCAGAAATCAAAAAAACCTTTGAATATGACGGTGATGATTCATTAATGATTAGCACTGGGTCAACCCTTTTGGATCTTGCAATCGCAGGTGGTCGTGTCCGTGGTGGAGGGATTCCAGGTGGAACTATTGTGGAAGTTTTCGGACCACCTTCCATCGGGAAAACTACTTTGATTTGTGAAGTTGCTGGGAATGTTCAACGATCCCCAAATGTAGGACAAGTCAAATTCTATGATCCAGAAGCTCGCCTTTCTTCCACATATGCTAAAGTTTGTGGGTTTGAAGTAACTGAAGATGAAATTGAACATCCAAATACTCCGCTTGATATCTTCCCACAAATTCGAGAATGGAATCCCAAAAACCCAAATGTAATAAATGGGGTATTCATTGATTCAACAGCAGCTATTATTTCTGATTTGGAATTAGAAGACAAAAAAGATGAATATAGCAGAAGAGCTAAATTATTTTCTCAGGAATTAAGAAAATCGTGCCGAATAATCACAGATAAGAATTTACTCATCATGACATCAAATCAATTACGCCAAAAAGTCAATACATCAGGGTTTGGTGAAACCCATGATACCCCTGGCGGAGAGGCTTGGAAATTTTACGCTTCTTTGCGATTGAAAGCCACAAAAGCAAATCCCTGGAAAATCCCAAAGGAAATAAAATTCAGGGGACAGGAAATTAAAAAGGTAATCGGGACAGCCATAAATGTTTATGTTTATAAATCATCTGTATGGATCGGGCATAATTCGGCAACAGTTTATCTTATGAATGATTATGCAATTGATGATATCAGGGCAAACCTAATGTATTTGAAAAAGTATGGACCGAAGATTAAAGTAACGGGAATAAAAAATGGGAAAGAGGTAACCAAGGATTATTCCGGGTATTCCTTGAATGGTCAGAAACTTGCACCGGGAATTGATGATGCTATTGATTTAATCGAACAGGATGGTTTGGTTTCAGAATTAAAAGAAACCGTTATCGACTTGTGGGAAGAAATCCAAAGCAATTTCAAAGTAACTCGGAGGAAGGAACGATGACATGTATTCTATTTTGGATAGACTTGTATATTTTAGATCAGTTATATGGATTTGGGATACTTACCATTAAAAACATGGATATGCATAAAAGTCTTTTTGCTATCTATTATGACGGATGTTGGAACCTAGATTTATTTTGGTTCCGGGTTTTATCATCATGAAACGAACAATTAAACACACTGATAAAAAAAAGTACATTTTCATTCTGCAAAAAGAATTGAAAACCTTCCGGAAAAAACATTACAAATTGCAAAATGGATGTTGTCCTATTCTACAACAACAAATTAAATTTGAAGATTCTGTTGTAGATCATAAACACAAGCGAAAAGACGAACCATACAATGCAGAGGATGGGAAAGGACTGATTCGAGGTGTACTGCATTTTCAAGCGAATGTAATAGAAGGGAAAATTGCGAATTCATATAAACGGTACGGACTCGATAAATTTATTTCTTTACCCGATCTTTTAAGAAACATTGCAACGTACATTGAAGCACCGATAAAAGAACCCTATTTTGTGCATCCAAGTGCCATCCCAAAAATCAAAAAGCATAAATTAGGAAAGAGGGATACAAAAAGAATCTTTAAATACTGGAAAACCATGTACCCCCGCAGGAAATTACCAACCGTACCGACAAGTGGAATAGTTACAAAAGAATGGGAAACGTATATTATAAAGTCAAAAGAAGTTATGAAAAATCAATAGGTGTATAATAATCTAAGAGAAAGGTTTAAACATGCCAAGAGGACTATATATCCATGAAAATGCTAACCGGATTGTTTTAACGGTTGTAAAATTACAAGCATTATCATTGTACACTTTAAAGCAATTGACTTATACCGAAATTGGAAAGCAGCAAAACGTTAGTAGACACTCAGCGTATCAGCGAGTACAAAGCGCCATTGATATTATTCGAGAAGCTTGCGAAAAAGAATTAAGATTATGTCATAAATGAAAAATTAATCTTACAACGGGGGCGGGGTGTGAGGTAGCGCTGCTGAAGAGCATCCGACATTCTGATATCTTAAATGGTAGAGGTTCATGGCTCAGTAATCCACAAAGGAAATCTCAATGTTCCAGGTTAAAGACCTGGCGTCACCGTGGTAAGATTAAAAAGTAATAAATGAAAAGGAGTTAAAATGAAATTACATGAAACATTAAAAGAAGCTGGGAATATCATTGAAATGCTCGAAACGAGAAATTTCACGCCTCAACAAATGCAAGAAATTATGCATATCATAAGTGGAATTCTTGCATCAAAAATTGCAACAGACACACAACAAGGAATGTTACAAAAAACAATTGGAGCTATGGTCAATGATATGGAAAATAAATTCAAAAAATCAACTAAAAAGAAAAGAACACAAATACCATTCATAGCACCCTCTCCCGCTTCAAAAAACTAAAAGGCATTAATTATGATCCAGAAAATAGCAGCTCAAAACTTTGAAGGATACGAGGATTTTGAAATTGAATTTGCAGCGGGTGTCAATACCATAATCGGTGAATCCGACAAAGGCAAATCCGCAGTGTTCAATGTCTTTGAATGGATCAGGACAAATCGCCCTTTAGGGGATGGTTTCAGATCCGAATGGGGTGGTGATACTATTGCTGAAATCTGGACTACGGATAATCATTATATCAAACGGGTCCGGACCGATTCCAAAAATGAATACTGGATTGACGATGCAAAGAAACCCCTGAAAGGTTTTGGGCAAAATCCACCAGACGTCGTAAATGAAATCTTAATGATTGATGATGTGAATGTCTTGACTCAAGATTCACCGCCATTTTTACTTAAAGAAACCAGCCCCGGTGAAGTTGCTCGGATCTTAAATAAAGCTGCATCCCTGGATGATATTGACCTTTCCATTTCCAATCTGAGTAAGGGATTGAAAGTTGCAAACGGACAAATTACATCTGGTGAAAGCCAACTTGAAAATCAGAAGCAACAATTAAGTGAACTGCCGGATCTGAAAAAGATTGAAACCAAAATTGAAATCTTAGAACAACATGAACAATGCCGTGACATATTGCAAACCAAAAGAAATAAATTATATTCCTTAGCTAAGACCATTTCCCAATTGACGCTGGAACTTGCTGAAACCGATCACCTGGATCAAGTACAAAAACGATTACCAGAATTGAAAAAGTTGTTAAAGAAAAGGGCGGATTTAGAAATGGAAAAAGTCGTGCTGACGAATCACCAGAAAAGCTTTGAACGGTTGAACGCAGCATTTGAAACAGTAAGCACTGCCGTAGAAAAAACAAACAAGATCATTAACACAATGCAAAAAGAACACGCGGAACTGGTCAAATCCCTTCCGCCGAATTGCCCGTTATGTGGGTCGAAAATCAAGGGGAAATTGAAATGAAAAGAACAAAGAAACTTGAAAACCCTACGGCAATTTTAACGGCGGATTGGCACATTCGAGAATCAATCCCGGTTTGCCGAACTGATGACTTTTGGAAAGCTCAATGGGAAAAGATCGAATTCATTTCAGATCTTCAACAAAAATATGATTGTCCGATTCTACATGCCGGGGATTTCTATGAAACCACAAATCCAATAATGTCTTGGAAACCATCTCCTTATTTGCTCACAATGTCAATGCGGCATTTTCCTGGTCAGATTTGGGCTGTGTATGGTAATCATGACCTACCTCAAAAATCCCTAGATCTTCATGAAAAAAGTGGAGTCGATGTTTTAAAAGAAGCAGGAACAATAAAAATATTAGAAGAGTGCCATTGGGAACAGGAGCCAATCCCATTAGATTACGCGGCAAAAATATCATTATTCAGAATCCCGCAAAAAACAATTCTTGTATGGCACGTAATGACTTATCCATCCGGGAAATCCCCATGGCCAGGTTGTGAAGATTTATCAGCCGGTCAGATCCTTGACAAATATCCTGAATATGATTTAATCGTTACCGGGCATAACCACAAAACCTTTATCGAAGAAAAAGACAGCAGACTCCTGGTCAATCCCGGAAGCCTTATGCGGCAAGATGCAGATCAGATAGACCATAAACCATGTGTATTCCTTTGGCACGCTGAAAGCAACCGAGTTGAACGGGTTGAAATCCCACATGAAAAGAATGTAATTTCCAGGGAACATCTTGACAAACCAAAAGAACGAAAGGAAAGGCTCCGGGCATATATTGAAAACATGAGCACAGATTGGGAAGCGGCTTTGTCGTTTGCTAAGAATCTGGAGAAGCATTTCAATGAAAATAAATCCATACCCAAAATGTTAAAGGATCTGATCTATTTATCAATGGAGAATTAAAATGGTAAGAACAAAAGGAACTTCTGGAATTTATCAAATAAGAAATCTAATTAATGATAAACGATACATTGGAAGTGCTGTAAATTTAAAGCAACGAAAGTTTGAACATCTATCTGGATTGAATATGAAGAATCATAAAAATCCACATTTACAACATGCCTGGGATAAGCATGGGAAATGTAATTTTATATTTGAAATCTTACTGTGCTGTAAAAAACAAGATTTACTTTTAGAAGAACAGAAAAAGATAGATTTTTATAAAAACTTGACTGGTATTTATAATATAGCACTCATAGCTGGGAGTAATTTAGGCAGAACATTTTCAAAATCAACAAAACTCAAAATGTCTCAAGCTGCTAAAGGCCATAAGTGTTCGGAAGAGACCAAACGAAAAATAGGTAAAAAAAATAAAGGGGCAATCCGTTCAGAAGAAGCAAAGCATAAATTATCAGTAATCCGCAAAGGTCAGAAATATTCAGAAGAAACAAAACAGAAAATGAGAGAAACACAAATGGGGCATGTGGTTACAGATGAAGTTCGGAAGAAAATAAGCGCTGCCCAGCGCCAACTCCATAAACAAAACCCAGAGAGGCAGTTAGGTTGCAAAAATACATTTTATGGTAAAACACATTCAGAAGAATCAAAACTCAAAATGTCAGAAGCCAAAAAAGGGAATAGTAACGGTAAAAAGAGGATATGATATGGCAAAGCATGGAAAAATAGCACAACGAATTTTGAACATTCAACAGGAACTCGATGATAAGAAATCCAGCAGGTCCGAATTGAAAGGGCAATTAAAAGCCGCCGAAAGTCAATTGAAGGATTTCAAGATTTCCAACTCGGATAATATCCCTGTCAAGATCCAGGAATTAACCGATGAAATTGAAAAAGTAGATCGGTTGCTTGAGGAAAAGACGGAAGAGGTTGAACAGCTTTTTAACATAGAAAATTAACAAACCCAACCCAAGGTATACGTTTTTAATTAACAGCCAGCCTCATTTAATGTAACGTGGTAGGATTTGATGTTTACCCTATTTCAATACCCATATAAATGGAATTCAAAATGACATCCCAAAACTTGAGAAGTAAACTTGACCGATTGAAAGGCCAGGAAATCCAGATCAGACGAGAAATCCTGAAGACCAAAGGAAATATCAAACTTGGCAAGAAATCACAAAGCCGACATGAACGATCATTAGAAATTGTCAAGATGGTCGGACTTGAAACCCAGAAAGCTTTAGAATACAGATTTGCGGAACAAGTCAGTCTTGCGGAAGCCGCAATATTTGATGATCCATATGAACTGATTATCAATTTTCAGGAAAAAAGAGGCAAGACGGAAGCTGAACTATTGTTCAAACGCCGGAACCTTGTTATTTCTCCACAAGGTAATTTCCTCGGGCATGGTGCAAAAGAAGTTGGCGGGCTTGGCACTCGTGTCAGTTATTTGAAAATGAGAAGGGATAAAAAAGTCAGACTTGTTCTATTTTTGGATGAACCATTCGCCCGATTAAAGGGACGAGTTGCAAATCAAAGGGCAATGGAATTGATCAACGAAATTTCAAAAGAGCTTGGATTTCAGGTTATCATGATCAGTGATGAAAGAATTCCACGAGATGATATTATACAAAATTCAGATAAGACTTTTCTTGTAACACAAACCAAAGGGATTAGCAAAATTGAAGAAATCCGGATTTAGAAGGTTGATAAATGGCAAGGTACATTAAAAAAACGGGGGACCGGGTTATCAACGATTGCCCAGGAGAAAACATAATCCGCCACGGTCTTGTTTGGCTATGTCAGGATTCCAGGAAAGACGGTTGCCAGTGCATAAATATTATCAGCAACCGGGAGCACGTTGAAATCTACATTTGCCAGGACCCGCATCCTGTGGAGGAAAAGCAATGATATACGCAATTTCAGGAGTAATTCAGCCAAACGAAATTGAAAAACACTGTCACCCGTGCGGTGGATTGACCCTGGAAGGTATTAACCTGGGGGAGTGGGGGCCGTTTTGTGCCTGCTATCAGGAGGACTGCCCGCATGAATCCAAGAGGACACCTGTTATTGGAAACGTACACGGGGATGACGTTTGCGTGCGGAGGTTGGAGGGAGTTGGCCCTCCCGCTAAGAATCCGTCCGTTTGATTCTGGTAAGTGCGGCACCGATTACAAGAAACGTGGCTTCTGCTCTTTTTTCAATCGGTAAAAGCATACACAATCCACCCGCAATTAAGAGAAATACAACCGGTCCGATATTCGATTTCAAAATGTCCAGCAATATTTTTTTAGTTTCCACTATTTCTCCTTATCTATCCATCCCAACAAAGCATCCATTCCCGCCATCAGGCGGTTATCCCATTCCGCATCAGGATCATCCACAGCTTTCTTTAAAATCGGCCTTGCAAATTTGTATAATACACATACCACTGCTAAAATCAAACTTGAATAGTTCATGACTTCTCCTTTTTTCTAAATAACCATTTAAACGCGGATATTATCTTTTTTATCGGAACTAACAATTCATACCGTTCATGCCCTTGCAATTTATCCCATTCTTGTCTTTGATAATTAAGATCACTATTTTTTCATTCTTGCCAAGGATCATGTCGCATTTTAAATATCAAGCTCCTTTAACCGTTCAAGCAAAACGGCATCTTCAATCCCCGGTGTATATTCACCATGAATAATCTGTTCGGCCAAATCAATCAACCTTGCATTTTCGGCATGTAACAATGTTATCGCTCGATCATTATCCATTTCCACTCCTTTTTATAATGCTGGATTCACTATTTCAAATTTTGGTGAATTAAAACTCATCATAACGGTTCTTAAATGATTTACTTAATCCTCGCTTAATTTCAAAAATATCAGAGTCGGAGGTAATGGTTACTTTTCGGATTGGATTCACTTGATAAGTAGCCGCCAGGTGCAGATAATACATTCCGGCTGAAGCGTTTCCGGGGATGGTCGCCCTCACCTTAACTTTCATGTGTTCCCCTGCAGGTAGGCTGCTGCCCTTGGATGGCGCGAGTAGGATCACATAAGCGTTTATCAACTGCCGTGACACACTTACCACGGGATACGCTTTGCTCTTGCTGTACTCGTTTTCATAAAGCAAATCCCCACCTGCGTAAACTACTTTATCAAGGTTCATGATTTTCAAGTGGTGAATATTCATGGGTTGATACGGCCAGAACAACCAATAAGTTAGTAGTCCATACGCAAACACTGCCATGCCGAATAAGATCCGCCCCTTCCACGATAGATACATCATGGTATCACTACGCCCCCTGTTTCTTGGGCACCCTCAATGAATGGATGCTTGTGTTTAAAAAGAGCATCGTTGTTCGCTTTAAGAATTGGATATCTTTCTTTGCACACGGCTATATCCTGTTTGCAATCCATTTTCTTGATAACCCCATCGAACTTTATATTGATACCGGCAACCCAGTTTTTTATCATGAACGTAACAATCACAATCAACAAACTGTTAATTGCCCAGAGCAGTTGTGGTAATTGGACATCCATCAAATTTACCTTAAGTAATAATCATTAACATAATTCACAACGCGGTCCACCGGCACTCCTAAAAATGAACGTTATAGTTATTTCTCTACCACTATTGGATTGTCTTCCACCCATTTTTTCATCCAACCCGGCATGTCGGGTGCCTTGAGCTGTAGGGCGTCCGCTTCGCCTTCAGTCAATTTACGATGCGATTTTGTCCGAATGAACTTCCCGGTATCGGGTAAAAATGTGACACCGCCTTTTAACTTTTTCTCGAATTTGCCCGTGCCTTGTTCAATCATTTTTGGTGTTTCAATGGCGTTGATAACCACATTCCCATCTTTATCAAGCGTATAATTGTATTTCGTGTCTACGCCATCTTGGACATCGTCAGTGATTTCTATTTGCTCAAAAGCATCGTCTTTCGAAACTTCAACTTCAGGTGTGGTAATCCCCTCCTCGATTTTTTGTGCCCTGAGTTTTGCAAGTTGAATAACGCCCCAATCTTGTTTTACCAAGTCTTTATGACCGTCAACATCTTTGCGCCGTAGGTTATAAGCGTCAAATGTTTCTTCGGTGATTGTTCCATTAAGCGTCTGCCAAAAAATAACCCCTAAATACGGTTGAATGCGTTTCCCCATCCAATCAAGACCGGGGCCATTAGTATATAATTCAGGAGGTGCATCAAGTGGGTGCGGAGAAATCTGAGTGTCTGTACCAGCGTCATCAGTGAACCATAGTTCATTGGGGGCTGTATTATGCACCCATATTTGACCATATGCTGCCGTGTCAGCAGTCGCATCTGCTATCTCTTTTAAGGATATTGAGCTTTCTACGGTTAGCAGTTGATTAGGACTCGCAGTCCCGATGCCAACATCGCCAGCATTATTTATATATAAGTATGCAGTACTTTCCTTATAAACTGCAAAGGGACTGCCTGTGCTTGACGCACCAATACTTACGAGCAACCCATGTGCAGAGGTTGTACCGCTATTAAGCATGTTGACCAACCAGTTGCTATTAACTGCCTTCGTTACATCAAGGGTATACCCAGGACTCGTAGTCCCGATGCCTACGTTGCCGCCAGAACCGTCAAAAAATGCAACCGTTCCGTTTTTGCCGTCGGAAATATGGAGATCCCTAAATTGAGTTACACCCCCTTCAAATCCAGTCCAATTTATATAGCCTGTGGAATTACTGTCAGTGTCATAATTAAAACCCAGGCCATTAGTTCTTAAATAGGATTTTCCACGAGTGGCACCGAAAAGTGAAAGGACGCTCCGCACATCTAATGCGGCCCCAGGACTCGCAGTCCCGATGCCTACGTTGCCGGAAGAGTCTATGGTCATTTGTTGCGCCGCAGATGTCCAAAATTCTAACGTATCTAAAGTGTGATCATATTCAATTCTGCCGATATTATTGTCTTCAGGGTCTCCGAATTCAATCCCTTGTATTTTATCATTAGCCGTCATGAAATTGATATATGTATGCCCGGAATCTTCAATAATAAGAGATGTGGCGACAGGAGTTCCGCCACTTGCCCCATCATATATGTGCAGGTTTCCCGCAGGACTCACAGTCCCGATGCCTACGTTGCCAGTATCCCCTTCCACCACAAGTTTATCCGTGTCAACCGTGAAATCATCACCAGCGGCATCAGATAATACGATATTTAATACACCACCTGTGTCAACTGTAATAGCCCGACCAGCGTACAAAGTTGTGCCGCCAACTGTTATTGTCGCACTTTCCACGTTCCCAGAAACGGATAATCCACCTGTAACCCCAAGAGTTGTAGTCCCATCAGCAACCGGGCCAACCACAACATTCGTATCGCCAGCGTTATCATACATCGTGAGAACCCCGGCATCATACATATACAGATTACCGGGAACATCAGCAGACCGGCCAAGCTTTAAATCTCCCTCTATGGTTTTTCCCGCTCCCCATGCTAATCCACAAAAACCGAGAACCAGCACCAAAGATATTAATATTCTTTTTTTCATAACCCCTCCTTAATTCCCAAATTAATTAAACTATACTCAAGTTCATTATGACTCCCACCCGGCAACGCTGCATCCATCCAAGCAAAAACAGCCCAATCGTTATTTGTCTTGTCTGTCAATTTCATGGCGTAAGGGCCTCTGCCGTACTGTTTTATGATTTTATACATAAACGTGTAGAAATCATCATCCCGTTCCACCATAAAGGACCCCGAAAACTGTCGCAACATATCAATGAAATAATAATAATTTGCCCCGTTGTTGTATTCCTTTGAAATGGATAAATCATCAAACGCTTCAGATAAACCATACTTAAACCCTAAAAAATCATAAGCATAAGCAGCTCTTGCAATTCCACAATATGGAACAGCCGTCCCTGGATCACTAAATGTCAAAGTAATTTCAGCAGTCCCAGATTGTAAAGTGTAATCAACCCACAAATTTGGATTGTCAAGATTAATCGTGTGATTTGTAGGTCCATAAATTGTAGCCGCACCAGAGTCTTTGACTTCAACCCCTACTGTTCCGGAATTCATGCCTGACAACATTAAAGCATTTGAATTCGCAGAGACATCAAGAGTCAAGGTAGACTCAGCGGAAACCCCGCTTTTCCACGGCACTCCCCTAAAATTATCCAACACATTTTCAGCCGGATAAGCTGCATCTTCTGAAGATTCTGTGACCCCGGTTATTTGGTCTGTCGCAATTATTTTCATGACTATGCTCCTATCAACATTCGAACAACATCCACCCGCCAACTATCGCTCACAACCGTAGCTCGAAGCCGGACTGAATTCCCGGATTTATCAACAGAAAACGTAATTGCCACCGTACCAATGGCATCTGAATATTCATCCGGCGTCATGACCGGAGTACTATCGGCCACAGTATCCCAAACAGCACGGATGATTCCGGTTCGCATGTTGGTGCCAGAACCTTTATCAACCGTGTACCGCCATTCAACCCCCCGACCTTCCGTATCAGCAAATGAATCAACTGTTGTAATTCCGGTGTCGCAGGTTACATTATGCCGGGTTGTTACCTGATAACTGTCATCCCATTCGGCCATTTTATTTCACCTTGGATTTCACCTTGGATTTCAATTCTTTATTTTCTTTTTCAAAAGCAGCTAACATTTTCAACAATCCATCACGTTCTTTTTGTAAAGAAATAATCTGGGTAATTTGTCCCCCAATGAGTGCATGAACTTCGTTCGTAATATCTGGCCCTTGCTGTTTTGGCTGCTCCATTATTATTCTCCCGTTATATTGCTGAAAAATCAATTAATGTTGCTGTTTTCGTTGTACTACCCGCTGTAATTTTCATCATAATATCGCCATCATCCCCTGCGCCTGTCCCATCAGATTGCCAAAGTGTAGATCTGCCTTCCGCTGGATCAGATGGATCAGCGGAAAGTTCACCGATACTTATAAATCCATCTAAGAAAAGATTATTCCATTCATTGCCACTTTTTCCTAAATCAACAACACCTTCGTATGGCAAAAATGCGCAATAAGCAGCCGCATTTATAAACTGTACCTGCCTTCGATCTGTTTCATTTTCAGATATGAGCTGGATTGAGGGAACATTCAACGCGCTCGTTGTTACAGTAACGGACGACTGCGTATCATTTGTTCCATAATTATAAACACTGTGTATTGCTACCTGATCGGTTGCATATACAAAAATATTTTGCCATATCGCTGTAGTAGGAGCTGTTTTCTTGTTTGTATTACCAATATATAATACGGCGACAGCCGTTGTTAATGGATTAATGCCAAATTCTCCATTCGCATCAGCGCCAAGCTCAACATCATATGAGGTTCCATCAAAAAGAATAATCCCAGGATCCGTATCGCTGCCGGTTAAAACAATGTCCCCACCTGCTTTTATTGTTATCCCACCGCCACTTTGTCTGATCTCAATTTTACCGGCATCAAGATCAAATTGGCTACCCGCAGTAGTGCCCCAATTCGATGACTGCAATACAGAACCAATTATCTGCCCAGCGTTGAAAGTATCATAATCATTTCCAATTGTTTCTTCCCAAACACCAGCGCTTGCGTAATCATGAGGTCTAAGATAATAAGGCCCTGGCCTTGTATTGTTTTCGGCTTCCGTGGATGTCGAATTGAACGTAAATGTCCTGGTCCTTGAATTATAATAAATTTGGCCAGTATCTCCATTACTGAGATCAGCAATATCAAGTGCTTGTAATGTTGCCCATGTTCCTTGATGGATAAGCGCCATTAGATAAATGCTCCCATGAGCGTCCGAACAATGTAAATAGTAAAATCACCGCCGGTTGATGCTGCCCGTAAACGCACGATTGTTGCTGCTTTTTCAATAGCGAATGTAACCACACCGATTGTTGTCCCGATATCATCGGAGTGCTCATCGGGCATCATTTCAACGCTACCGCCTGCCGCCTGATCCCAACATCCTTGGATAATTCCTACTCGCATGTTCGCGCCGGAACCACCATCAATTACATATCGCCATATTGCACCACGACTCAACGTCATATCAAAGGAGTCAACCGTTTCAGTTGTCGCGCCGGAAATAGGTGTATCTCCAGGAAGTTCCGAACCATCAATCCAAATAATCCGTCCTGGACCCGTGAGTAAAATTTCATGACCAATAAAATCATAACTTATATTGCAAGCGTGAATATATACAGGAATGTCCACAGGAATGTTGCCATCAGTCCATGAAATCTTTTCCCCTGGATTCGGTGGAGTTGCCTCAAGGGGAATTGAAATAGACGCTTGGTCTTTTTCATAGTACGCTGAACGAATACAGATTAAAGCCGATCTTACAAAAGCTTCATCATCATGAAATGGGTCAATTGTTTCTTCAGATCCATAAGCAAATAATGATTCTTCTATCTCGTGTGGAGTGGCTTTCACAAAATGACTCTGTGCCCCACTTGTGTCATTATTAACAAAACCCACCGTATGTTGTCGAGTTTCCCATGACGCTGTAATTTTCTTGAGAGGATTGACCTTGCTATATGTCGGACTTTTAAAAAATTGATATTCTGTCAAGGTCCTCGATCCATTATCCTTAAACATATCCACCAAAATTAATGCATCCGCTTCTATACTATATAAGTGCGTTGAATACGTACATGCAGCGCTCAAGAGATCAACACTAAGTTGCTGAGTCGTTACCCATCTATTTAAGGGAGGTGAAGGTGAGCGGGCATAGGTTGTTGTATATGTTGGGACTCCGATCTTTGTCCTGATATAACTGGCTAATTCACTCAAAGTAGTATAAAGAGAAGTCCCGGTCATGGTAATCGCTTTATCGGCACGGTTGGACAAGGAAAAAGTCCCATCCCCATTAATCACAACGGTATCAAGCGGAATTCCACCCTCGTAAACAGAAAATGCCCCCGCTGTATAACACTGAGCCTGGAATGGCATCGGCTCCTCTGTAAAATCAACCGGAGCAGTAAAAATTGCACCGGAAGCCGCACTGATAGTATACCTTCCACTTAAAAACTGAAATCCAACAATTGTAATAGAATCCCCATTGCTAAATCCATGATTTCCATCGGTTATGAATTTCGTTCCGCCCACAACCAACTCCGTTGCAATGATATCAAAAGGCGTTGTCCCTGTTTGAAGTCCACTAAGCTGATATGTCTGTCTGCTTAGAGCATCGTTCTCAATTTGCAATGGAGTAACATGTGTCACTGTTCCAATAGCCATGGGAATAACAGCATCGTTTCCATCTACATCAGTGGTTTCTAAAAGTAAT